GTGGCTCCTGTGTCTCCTGTGGCCCCGGTTTCCCCAGTGGCTCCGGTGTCTCCTGTGGCCCCGGTTTCCCCCGTGGCCCCGGTGTCTCCTGTGGCCCCGGTTTCCCCAGTGGCTCCGGTGTCTCCTGTGGTCCCGGTTTCCCCCGTGGCTCCGGTGTCTCCTGTGGCCCCGGTTTCCCCAGTGGCTCCGGTGTCTCCTGTGGCCCCGGTTTCCCCCGTGACTCCTGTGTCCCCGGTCGCACCTGTAACTCCCATGTCACCTGTGGGACCTGTGTCACCAGTTGGACCATCCTCACCAGTCGGTCCTGTAACACCAGTGGCTCCTGTGGCCCCCATAATATCAGGTGGGATTTCCAATTCTACAATAGCACTGCCTTGTGTTACATTAAGATCAAGTGTATTACTACAAAATCGCAACGCTTGTCGGTTAAGCATCTGGGCGCTTCCACGATTAACTGGTCCGCGTGCACTAGTTGCCCCTTCGACAAACCATTTCAAAAAAGGTTCTCCGGTTTTGCAATTAATTAAAGCATTGGTAGCCACGGCCTGTGATCTTACAACAGAAGCTATGATTTCGTTACATTCTGGATAGTCGGATGACATACCTTTGTTTGTTTATTAACACATAAAAAATTGAAGTCAGAAAAATAGATTTCCATGGGTGTTTGGTATATTGCTTGGTGGCAATGTTCGCTACCCACACAAGAAGAATACGAACGACTCAAGAGCCACGTTGAAGCGCGAGCTAAGTTTCGTTATGTGACTCGGCGAGGAGATCGGATCTACGAATTGATGGATATAATTGACGGACTTCATCACTGCTGCTTTAACGCTGCCATCATAGAGTTTAATGCAAATGAACGCCAGGTGTCGGCTTATGGAGATATTTTGGGCAATTTGCGCATTATGAAAGCGTATTTTCCCGTCCTATACGAGAGATTGAACTTACATCCCACAGAAAGTTTCTTTGAATCCGTGGCAAACGACTATGGCGATGGTTACTCCTTTATCTGCCAAAAACTTCTGAATGAACGATCTTGACTTTTGCTCCACACATTCCTAGTAAAACCAATAGACACGAACATTTTATTTACGAGATCGCCAATTAGCATGTTCACTCGCGCCCTTACTAGTCTTAAAACCCATGCGTGGTCGACGCCGTCGCTGGGGCTTCACCTGTTTTTTCTGTGTCTTCTTTGCTCTTTTCGTTGAGCGCTTTCCCCGACGCTTCGTCCAGCGCTTCGTCCGGGATTTTGACACACATTGTTTTAAGTTATCTACCAATGGATTTGTGGATGTAAAGAGTTTGTACGGTTCAGGAGGCGCTGAAGGAGTCAAGGCTTCATGTAAAGCTTCCACCAAAGGATTAGTATTGACAAATAATTTGTACACCGGAGACTTGGGTTCCACTGGCTTCGCGGGTTCCACAAGCTTCGCGGGTTCCACAGCCTTTGTAGATGCCACATAACTGAATGTCCAGGGTTGAGGATTGCGACGGAGGTACTCGGTTGACATCCTGAAACAAAAAGAGAAATAATGTTACCACCGAACCTTTATTATGTTTTGAAATTGTTTTATCAGGTTTTTCGTGAATCTTTTTTTTATTTCCACTTTTGAACATGTCTGATCTCAAAAAACTCTACGCTACAGCTCTGGAAGCCAATGGTTATTCGACACCTCATGCCCTAGAATATGCACACATCGATGATTTAATCGCCGTGGGCATTAAACGGGCTCATGCACGAATGTTGCTCGCTTGGGCTGTGCAAGAAGCTGATGTTCACGAAAGGCAAAAGGTAGCCGAGCCGGAACCCGAGAAGAAACATGAAAAGGTAGCCGAAAAAGCAGCCGAGCCGGAACCCGAGAAGAAACATGACAAGGTAGTTGAACATGACAAGGTAGTTGAACCGGATATTGGCGCGGGGCTACCTACTAATTGTTCATGTGGAAGTCACCACCTGGATACTCGGACTCTGCGCGTCAGGACCAGCGCCGGCTCCATTGTTCTGGCACAAATGGTTAAGCGGGTTGATGAATATAGCCACATGTTTAAGGAATTGGGTTCCAACGAAGAATTTCGCAGCCAAGACATCATTGGACCCAAGTTTATGCCAGGTGATGTGGTTTACAACGTGGAGACCTCTCAACGCACTACTGTATGTAATCACGATGCTCAAGATGTTGTCACAGTCACTGGGAATCAAACCTTTCCAGCAGCCAGCCTGCGTTTTTACTTTCAGGTGGGTGATGAAGTGGAGAGTCCCAATGGCCGCTCGGTTTACCTTGGTATGGATGCCAAAGAGTCTTTTAAGGTGTACTGCCGTACTGTGGAAGCTACTACCACATATCCATATATTTTGCCTGTCCGACACAGCAGCAGCCTGCGGCCCGGTGATCAAGTTAAGGTCGCCAACAAATCCGCTCTGGTAGCATTAAATCGACCTGCAACGTCTGTTTGTGCACCTGTGGATTTCTTGCTGGGCACCTACCGAGTATGGGAAGTCAAGAACAATGAAGCGCGGATCTGTGCCGGTAACGAGATTTTTTATCCTACGCGGCATCTGGAATTTAAAGCCAACCGCATGTGTGAATTCCCCAAAGTTGAGCCTCGGACGATGCGGGATACTTTCTACGAGTTGGAACTTCCTGGAAACAGCTACTCTATGGAGCTTTTCGGTGGCCAAAAACCTGGCTTCTTGATCAAGAGGGGACCAGATCTATGCATGCTAAGTGTGGGGAACTGCTTCTGGATCCCCGTGGCCTATCTGGAAATTTGTTAACTTTTTCTAGGTCGAATAAATATAAAAATGTATTGCTCTTCAGATCATGATCAGCTTGTCATTTGTGAAACCAGAGCTTATAAGAGAGCGGCGCCCAAGCTTAACCCTAAACGTTCCTTGTGCCGGCAATTTCTTAGAGATCTAGATTTATCAGAACAGTACTACTTATTCCGAGATCTAGAGCAAAGTCCCTTACAGGTTATCAAGTACGCCGGAGAAGAATATCTGGTGTACTTTACTGCTATTTGCCCGCCGACTAAAATCTTGCGCAAACAGGGCTTCCGGGAATTGCCCCGGAACCACACGCTGGTAAAAGGCCTAGTTACAAAAATGAAACCGGATTATCTTAAATTTATTTTTGGTGGTATATTTGCCGCGATTTTAACTTCGGCGTTATATCAGGCTGGTAAAATGTTTCTAGATGACTCTGAGGCTACGGAAACCGACAGCCCACCAGAAAGTCCAGATAATATAGACGTCATTTTAGAACCAGAGTACGCGACAGACCCAGAGTACGCGGTAGGCTATTGGGATGATCCAGAGTACCCGGCATACCCAGGCTACGCGGCATACCCAGAGTACGCGGCAGACCCAGAGTACGCGGCAGACCCAGAGTACGCGGCAGACCCAGGCTACTGGGATGTTCAAGGTTACGCGACAGATCCAGAGCAAGGCCCGGAAAATTATGATTGGCAAGCATTGTATGATCGGGATCAGAAAGCAATACAAGATATATACAAGCGGCGCAAAGAGGAACAAAACAAGATTGAAGAAGACCTAAAGTTACTGCCGCAACAAAAAACTAAAGAAAAAAACAGTATCGACACAGTTGCTAGGGTACAGCTGAGAGACCTTATCAATGATCCGTATTCCGCCCTCATGTTATATTGGATGTTTAGACCTGAGATCAGCAGAACCTTACAAACCAATATCCTGAGACATTACGAACATGTGGATGGGTCGGTGAAAGAAGCCATGAAGCAACAGTTTGAGAAGTTAGTTCATGTGCCTGTCTTAGAGGCGGCCAAGAGAGAACAAAAAATTTTGGACACAGCTGAAGCCGAGTTTAAATATCCTCAACGTGAAATCAAGCTTGCGGCACCATTGACCCCGGAAGTTCACAACATTGGTCTTGGCAACATTGGTCAAATCTGCTTTTCCAATTCTTTACTGCAGCTATTGTACAGTATTCCGGAAATTAGAACCCTTGCCACTCGGACACCACCTTTGATCCGTTACTTTATCACCAACATGCAAGACTTAAAAGATGGACAAGTCTTCACGGCAGACAGAAAGGAAGTGGAACCTTTGTATGAACAATGCTTTGAAGAATTTGGGAAACAGCAAGATAGTTCAGAATTATGGGAATATGGTTTTATTAGTCCTTTACGGGGAGACATGAAGGATCAAATTGCCGTGGGAACACTCAACTTACTGGATCGCCCGGTGTTAAACTTATTTGCGTTTGAACTTCATCAAACTAGGATCTGTTTTCAAGAACCGGGTAACGTGGAGTTTAATCCTGTGGGGAAGAGTGAAATTATGTTCATGTTGAGTTTGGATATTCAAACAGATCAAAAGGATATTCAAGCTCTGTATGATAATTCTCTGATTCTGAACCCATTGGATGTTAAAGGCTGTCCTTTGGCAGCTCAACGCACACGCTACTTTAACTTTGGTCCTTACTTGTTGGTTAGCCTAAAACGATTTAAGTATGATTCCACAACCAATTCTATCCGCAAAATTCAACAAGCTGTGCAGGCCAATGAAGTTCTCACCGTGGGTAACGATATCAAGTTTGAGCTCATGGGGGTCGTGTTACATGTGGGACAAGTACATCATGGTCACTATGTATACTTTAAGAAACAACATGATGGCAAGTGGACACTGTTAGATGATGACAAAATTCAGATCAATCAAGATCCACCATTGTATAGGTGGGGGACTTGGTATAACGCCACTGAACACGGATATATCTACCTTTATCGGAGATTATATAGTTTATCTTAAATTAAAAATATTTGATGCCCCTGACAATTATCCAAAATTGGTACGGCAGACCAGGCGTTTATATAATCTCACAGGAAACTCCACCAGCTAGGCCCACCGATCCCTTTTTAGTTAAAATAGGTTCTGGAGGCTACATGACAGAAGCGACACAAAAAAAACGTAAGAAGGCTGGCAAGGCACCGTCACGTGCTAGTGTGGGTAGGCGTTTAGATGAATACTTGTTGTGTTACCCGCGCGGATTCATGGTCTATATGCTCTTCGAGACCACGAAAGAGTCAGCTTTCAAACTCGAACGGTCCATTCAAACTTTTCTAACCGCGCTAGAACGCAAGTATGTGACTACCACCCACACCCACGGTGAAGAGTGGTACTACTTATCACAAGCTGACCTACCCAAGATTTATTACCATGCCTTAGAACAGAAGCAGTATAAAATTAAAAAGAGCCAATGCTTTCCTAAAGCTTGTACCAAGGCCATGAAACATGTGAAAGGCCGATTCATTAAAGGGTCAGGTAAAGTTATTCATATTAGCAAAGTCATTAAACCTACAACCCCAGTCACGACAGCTCGTCATCAAATTAGGCTTACCAAAGCCGCGATCAGATCTCCCTTAGCCATGTATAGTCCGGGAACCAAACGCAAGTTGCACCTACCTAAGAAGCGAAAGGTTAGAACTACCAAGGCTAAAAAATCAAAGAAGAAGACACGTTAATAAAAAAAATATTGTATTATCATTAAACAAAAAAAGACCATGCCTCACTTTGCATATTGCGCAGATTGTACTCGTGGACATTTTCCCACCCATTGGCAGGTTAGAGCTCCCTGGCCTTCTAGATATCAACAAGCATTGTGCCATTACGCCACCACTACAGTTTCTCCAGATTGGGAACAGTACCGTTATGCTAGTTTCCTGGGTTACTTGCAGCCCATATGTGGTCCTTTACAAAGATATAGGTGAAAACACACAAACACTATAAACCCAATGATGAAGTAATAGCTGCATCCATGACAACGCTTCCTGTGGTTGGGGGTCCTCAGGTAAGTCTTCGTCCTCGGAAGTTTCCGACATCTTAAGTAAAGTAGGGTCCTCCTCTTTGGCCTTAGACCTTGGAGGATAGATTTTCATTATACTGGCCCGATACATTCTATGTGCTTCCGCTATTTTTGCGTCTCGAATCATTATATTAGTATTACCGTCGTCTTCCACCACAGCAGGGAAAAGTGGATCCGTCGTTTTAGTGCTTGCTGGATGTAACGTCCTATAATAATCAGCCCCCGGGTTGTCTGGATCGGTACAAGTTGGCACGATGTACTCATTAACAATGTCACCCAAATCCCGTAGAATATACTCGGTTAAGTCAATGTAAGGTAAGGCTTTGCAGCCGCAAGGTCGACTTTCCGCACATTTTCGACAGATCTTGTAGTCTCTACATGTTACCCCACACTGGTGCCAGTTTATTCTGAGCTTCTTACAACTCTTGCACTCCTGAGCACGGACACAACTTCCACACCGTCTATCTATATGCATTAGATAGTGCTCTGTACAGTAGCTGGGTGCATTTTTTAACTCACATTCACAAACGCAACACTGGGCTCGTTTGGTTTCAATACTTCCACAACACTGACACTGATGATAGGCATGTACGGGCTCTTGGTATCCTGGCATCTGGTACGTTGGACCGCATACTGGATATCCACATACTATACATAAAGGATACTGTTTAACTTTTGTCTTTTTCCTGATGACTCGCACGCGAATACGTCGAGGTCCTGGAAACATTAACTTTGTCATCTCATCATAAAATATTGTTTAACATTTATTTAAAACGCAGACATGGGTAAAACCACTAGGAGGAGACGCAAACAAAAACGAAAGAGTCAATCCGGGTGGCATGCGGGAAACACTTGGAAGGATTATACCAATGGTTCCACCACTCCATATGATAAAGTCTGCCAGAAGCAACTAGAGCGACGTGGCCGGCTAGGAACATTCCGCGGACATCTTGATAAATCGACCATGTTTTCGCGGTCTCGAGCTCGCGAACTTGCTGCGAGAGGGATATAAGGGTTCAACACGATAGCGCCGCCTGCTACGTTTATTCCGATAAGTTTGTATTGCATGTTCAACATGCTGCGTTCGTTTATATTTTGGCGGGGCCAGTAACGGTGGTGGTGGTTGACCCAACGGTAAAGCACCAATAACCATCTCATGAATGTAAGGGTTTGTGAAGTCTATGGGATAACAGACTGTCTTACAGGGCTCCAAGTCTGGACATATCAACGTAATCTGGTATTGAATCAGAGGCACTTCCCAGTCTTCCATATCACCTATGATCAAGATAAAAAAAAATAAAAACAACAATCACTTCATTCAAAAAAAGAAAAAGTATCTTGCAATTTATAACCGGTAATTGCCGAACCAAAAGAAACCTTGTCAATTATGAAGGCTATTCGTGTATCCTAAGACTGCATATGCCATACACAATTCTGCAACTTCAGCAACAAATAAATATTCCCGCAACTGGGATTTTAGTTTACCCAACCGATTCCTGTGAAATGTACAATAAAGGTGCCGGCCTTGCACTAGATTTTGACATACCTTGACCGTGGCAGGACTCACTATGCAGCAATACCTGCGTTGACCATATGAAAGAGTCAACATCCATAAAGGTACGACTTTTTTTATGCGATATTGTCTTGGCACTTTTCTAGTGTCCGAAAACATCATCCTCAATTTTTCAACTATAACAGTCTGGAATCTAGTTAATGTTTGTGCTTTTTGCATCGCCATTAGCTCTTTGTGTAACTCTGGCATTAATGCTGTGCATACATTAATTAAATGTTCAATGATCTCGACGTGTTCCCAATCTGAATAGGTCGACCAAATCGATTCATATTTTCGTAGAATCTTACTCAGCAGCCTAACGTAACCCATATAATTTTTATATTCAGGGACAAAATATAACCTTCTCCCAAAAAGAATGTCTTATGATAGGCCATCCGGGAGTTGAACCCGGGATCTATCGCACATAAGACGATTGCCTTACCGGTTGGCCAATGGCCTACTGGATCTATTTCCAGATTCCATTGCAATAAATATTCCAGTTCCAGTTCCAGCTCTCTCGCCGATGCCATATCTTCGTATTTGTGCCACAGAAGTCCCAATATTGATCGGTCACGACAAATTTAAGGACCCGGAAGTGGCCCTGACTAAAATTGAAACTCGATTTCGCAAGCGTTATCGAGGTGGACATGCTCCGTGCTATCAAAAACTTCGCACAAAACAACAAATTCAACAAGAACGCAATAATATTGATCGGGATCTGAAACGAATCCGCAAGATTTTGGACAGACATACTAAGCAATTACAATCCGGTGGTCTGAGTGCTGGCCAAATCAAGTACCGCCAAGAAAAGATCCCCAAGCACCAACATGATATAGAGCGCCTGGAGGCTTTGCAGGAAGACTTACAGCGACAAGAAAACTGTATCTTGGGGCTGCAGACAGAACAGCGCGAAGTTAAGCGTCGTGGCATACCCAACCCGCAAAAGGAATTCTCTCGACTTATTCCGAACACCAACATTATGTTGTTTGGTAAGGTTGATGGTTATGATCCTCGACAACGTTGTATCATTGAGTTTAAGACCAGGACAAAAAGAGCCTATCACCGCTTTTGGCCCAATGAAAAAGATCAAGTCCTTACGTATATGTGGTTGAGCAAAGCACATAGGGCCAAGTTAATTGAAAAATATAAAAATGATTCCTATGAAGAAGACATACTGAATTTTCCCCAGAGTGAATGGGACAGCATTCAAGCCATGATTTGTAAAGTTATCAATGAAAGCTTTAAATTTGGTGCTAATGGTACGTTACAAAGACGTTCGCCAAGAATAGACATGTACTTTGAAACAGAGATAACCTCGGTCCCTCCGGTGGCTTCGGACCCTCCAGTCGCGGTTACCGACGAACCTGTAGATACTTATGCGACAGAAGCCTCAGGCTTCCTGTATGTTGCTAGGGCAGGTCGTCACATGTTCATTGATTGGACAAAAGATGTACCCCAATGTTTAGCTAAATTGGACGCTTACAACCCAGAAGTTATCGAGCTTCAGGCTGTGTTTCCACTTATGAAAGATCGTTTGGAACCCGCACGCGGCTTATTTGAAGTTATTCGTCAAGACAAGCCAGGTTGGTTTCTCTATGATTCTACCGTGCTAAGGAAGTTGATGTCGTGTATCCTCGCAGTACCTTCTAAAGATTAAAACCCATCCAAGATCACTCTTCGTTGCTGGCTTCCGGTAAACTTGGTTCATGCGACGTGCTCTCTATGGGGTCAATCTTATTTTTTAACTTTGCCTCAACCTTTACTCTCGTTTGCGTCTCTGGATAACCTGGCACAAGCCCTGACCTTGCAGGTGCACGCGGAGGTAGACGAGCATTAGGCACGCCTGCTCTTAACGGCGCACAAAGACCTCCACGGGTGCATTCTGCCTTACGCCGTCCTCGATGACCCCGAGTTTTTGCCCTTTTAGGTCGGGCCGGATGTGCTTTCCCCGCAGGCTTACGAGGTTCAAGCTTCAGGTCCATGTCCAGAAACTTGCTGAGACGCTCTATGTCGTGTTCCAATGTTTCATAGCTCACTACCATATAACAATCCGGTGACAGTTTGTGTTCTAAGCGATTAATCTCGGCCATGTGGGACCAATAGCGCATCGAACATTTTTCTTGGATGTTACAATGTTCATATCCGGTCTTGTACTTGGCACCCAAGAATTTACTGGGAAACGGAATATCTTGATACTTTTGACCCCAAGATTTTACGGACTTTTTTTTGAGCATGCTGCGTAACGTTGCTTCAACGTCTCGCCGGAGAGCAATAAACTTGGCGTCCGGAAATTCTTTTAATAAGTCTTCCACCAGCCACAACAACACGTGACATTTACAAACACGGCGCCTATCACTTTTTAAGGCCGCCAACAGCGCAGGCCATTGTTCCTTACGCTCATAAATGGCACAATCTTTACTCAGTGTCAACCAGTCTTCGTAAGAACAACTTAGACCAGACTGTTCTAGAGATCTAGCCAACCAATGTGTTCCTGTACGTCCAGTACCTACAATAAATATCTTGGACATGTATATTTGTGTTTGTCTTTTTTTGTGTGTTTTTATTAATTATTAGTTTTGGCCACAAGCTCTCCAATTCATCTCCATCTCCATGAGATCAATCAAGCGTTGTATAACTGGACGTTCACGAGACCGCAGACGGGAACTTGAACTTTGTGACCTTCGGGAGCCTTGTGACCTACGGGACCTTCGGGGACTTCTTGATCTTTGACGGGACCTGGGAGGGCTCCGTGACCTTCTACGGGAGCCTCGGGAATTTTGCGACCTCTGGGAGCCTCGGGAATCTTGCGACCTTCGAGATTCACAGGAATCTAAAACTTCTTGATCAGTGTCCTCGGAGTTTGCTTCAGTATCCTCGGCGTCTTCTTGAGTGTCCTCGGCGTCTTCTTGAGTATCCTCGGCGTCTTCTTGAGTATCCTCGGCGTTTTCTTGGGTTCTTTGGCACTGTACCATATCGTAATAGGCGTCGGCTACTTTGTTATTGATGTCATCACTGGCACATGCAAGTGCGTGCAAGATGTCAGCTTTTTTACCAACCATAATATCACCTCTCATACGAAACTTGCCTGGGTTATGAATTTGATTGACATCAAACCCGTGATGCTCAAAGGCGGCATTGACAGAATACATATCACTGAGACGCTGCCTTAGATTGATTCCCAACAGGCGCTGGATAGTACTGGGTGGAAAGGTCGCAATGGCTTTTTTAACCAAAGCGTAAGATTCCGGGCAATCTAACTTGGTCATGAGTATTTTAATAATGTCGGCACGGTTACCGTGTGCCGGGACATCGTCACCGAGTTTCTCCGCGGCTTTAGATTCTGTACATTCCAAGAACTTAGACACCGCAGCCACAGTTTCAAAGGTTCCTAATCTTGGACCCATAGTAAGATCGCAAAACCATTCCACAGACAAGATCAAGGGTCTGGGGCCGGCCAAGAGTTGAGGTCTTCTTCTGTACATATTTGTTCTACACTTAGATCTTTTTCTGGCGCTTTTTCAAAACGAACAGATCTCAAGGCGGGAGCCGCGCCAAATAATTGGGCAAATGGCATACGCACCACTTCATAGACTTGGTGAACAAAACCAATATGTTCATCCATATGATCTGTGCTTGTTTCAATAGCGGTTAAGCGTGCTTCCATTTGTGTCAATCGCGCCTCTATGCTCTCCAGTTTAGCCAATATTTGATCCATTATTTGTGTTTATGATCTTTATTATTTACGCTGAGAGGACTCAAGACACGCACGATTAAAGAGGAAAACTCAGAGTAGCCCCAAGTTTATACATACCAGGCGCTGGGTCTGGTAATGTTGTTACAGATCTAATCTCACCCGATGAATTAATTTCCAATGTAGGCCCTAGTGTAGATGCTGGTAGTGTCGTTAACACGCTGTTTATGGTGAGTTGAAATGTTTCGGATGGCCTAAACCCAATAGGCAATGTTGCCAACAAATCGCCGGGTGCGATAGGTCCAGAGGTTTGTAATAAGAAAGGACTGATAATGAGCGTTTGTGAACATAATCGATATACCTGACCTTCATAACCTGGACAATTCTCCCAGTTCGGCCCAGGAATCAATTGTCCTTGTGTACAAGAACCATCTCCAAACTGATAAGGTTGATTGTTTGCGTTTACAATAGTGCGACAAACTCGTAATGTATTAAAGCTACCCATTTGTGCAGAGACAGATTGTGCTCGGAAGTTCTTACACTCATCCATTGCGTTTTTTTTTTTGGTTTGTTAATATAAGCAATAATTTTTTTTATCTAACTTTTCCACTTTGTATGCCGTTATTAAGCCGTGACCTGGAGCTCTTTGAGCGTACGGCTGGATGTGATGAAGCCGGCCGAGGAGCCCTAGCTGGACCGGTAGTTATCGCGGCCGTGATCCTACCTCGTGACTTATCTCCCATCCCAACCCAGTACCTTAAAGACTCCAAAAAACTCAGTAAATCTCGCATTCACAGCATGCATGATATCTTGCAAGATACGTGTGAGGTAGCTATCAGCATCATTGATAATCAAGTCATTGATGATGTAAATATTTATTGGGCTACCATGAAAGGGATGAAGCAAAGCTTGCAAGAACTTCGACCCTCCCTGGCTTTGATCGATGGGAATGCAGGACCGCCGGACTTGGGTATTCCATGGTTTCCTGTCCCTCAGGGTGATAACAAACAGATGTGCATTGCCGCAGCCTCCATTATTGCCAAGTTTACGCGCGACAACATCATGCTGGGGTACGCACAAATTTATCCAGGCTGGAGGTTTGAAGATCATAAAGGTTATGGTGCTGCGGATCACATGGCACGTATACGTTCAGGCGATTACACTCCAATTCACCGCCGAAGTTTTAGACCCCTCAAGACTTTTCTGACGTCTTGTTAGCACCTTTTCGATTTGCATTAAAACCCCCCTTTGCTCCCTTTACTTCTTGAAAGATGGCCACAGCCAGCAATATAATACCTACACCCACACCCGTCCAACCAAAGGCTTGGTACCACTTGTTGGGAGCCTCCTTAGCCTTATACCCCGACCAATCAATACACTCTTGACCCGAAGGGCATATATCCGGCCACCACTGCGCCCCCTTAGCCACGTAAAGTTTAGACCAGTTGTTACCATCACTCTCATAGACCCCTAATTCTGCAGGATTGTCGGTATTAATATAGTAATCATATTTTCCTGGATCAACATATGCTGTACCTAAGGTACTTGTCACTACTCTACGCGTGGGATCTAGGCCCACCACGATGGGCTCACCGTTTTCATCCACGGGAGCATACTGTGTCCAACCCCCAGTACTGGTTCTAATGAAATAGTTCATGGTGGAGCTATCAATAAAGACGTCTCCTTCTCTGGGATCATCCATGACCGGTGTAGGCTCTTCCGTTGTCAAAATTCCCACGGCAAATTCGGGACGTCGCCAGAGATCCGCATTGGTTTTTTGGTTAGTTTGACTTTCAATTAATGGTGGGCAGGTATCACTTGTGAAGTTGCGGAAATAAGACACAACTGGCCCACCCTCACGCGGGACACCTTTACCATCAACGTACACCGGCAAACCATCTTGACCAGTTTCTAAGGCTCTAAACGTATAACCATCAATGTCGTCCCTAGCCTCCACCGTTGTGACCGCGGCAGTGTGGGTGGCAACACTTACATCACTTTCCACCACAACACCCCCACAAAAATCCTCAACACCCCGGAGTACATACCCAGTCGACCAGACCTTAGTTTCCCTCTTTTCATTAGCAATGATCACCATAGCTATACCCGCACCTATAAATCCGGCAGCCAAAATCCAATAAATTATTTTCATCAAGGCGTTCATGCCCATAGCCAATGGGATCACAATGGGTAACAGGATGGCCAGGAGACCAATCAAAGCTAACAAGGCCAGCTCCCACAGATGGAACCCTTCGGCCGTGGCTTCGGCACTCTGATCAATCATTTCTTGCATGTCTTGAACGGCCTTATTATTGGACACAGCATCGGCTACACAATCCATAGCGACGGTCATATCGGCGACTTGGTTAAAGTTGTCGATAATCACATTTTCACCTACTTGTTTAACGGTTACCGTTTGTTCAATGGTAGCATCCGTATCACACAATTGTTCTGTGCGCGTGGAAATGTCCATCACTGCGGCCATGTAAGACTCCAAGCGGTTCTCGGCATCCACAAACTGCAAAACATTAATGCCCTCCAGGGCACTAACTGCTTCTTGAGTAACTTCACGCATTAAAGTTTGCTGAGCCTCAGTACTTGTGAACGCACTAAAAACTGCATCCAGCTCTATTACCATAGTTGCAGTCTGTGCTGTATCTGTTATAACTACATTGCCCTCGACTCCACCCACATCAATAATTTGAATGATATTTGCATTGATAACAGCTTTTTGTACAGTTTCGTTGGCAATGTTAATAAAAGATTCTATAGTTGTGTCTGTAATATTACGTGTCTGAGCACCACCCATGTTTTTTTTTTTTTTTTAATATCAAACATTTTATTAAACTTTCATTAATCGTGTGCCAAAACATAGCAGGAACATTGAGACACGGACAACATGTCGCACCATTGAAGGTTGCCGCGTGAAGCTTCCAACAATTCCATCAAAGATGGATATACTGCATAATTGCCGATAGCGTCGTCAATAGATGTAGGGACATCACTTCCTGTCAGTACATACCCTACTCCTTGGATGAACAACGCCCGGCTTTGTCCACTGGGATGAACAACAACAAAGATGCGACTGCCGGGACAGGACAAAATGTCGTGCTGTGATGAAAAGCGCAATAACCACTTGCCGTCAACGGCCTTTTGTTCACTCTCCTTGTAATCCAGGTGATGAATGTAGGAAAGGTTCTCTAGAGTTTTCAAATCTATAAAAGCTGCGGCTTTATCCAAACCCTTACCATCATTAATAACTCTTTCCAACAAAGTACGCTGAAAATTGAGGGTCACTTGGCCCACGCTGATATCATCATACTCTTGGAGCCACTGATAATGCGCACGAATCCACGTTTGATGTTGCTTGTAAAGCTCTGGATCCTTTTGTATCATTTCATGCAATACTTCTGTTTCTTCTGATGCGTCCGGTGACAACTGACATCTCGCATGGTACGCTTCCTCATCGCTTCGCTTGGTGGGCTCCACGTCGTGAAAAGAATGGCGTCGACTCATCTGTAGGAGTAAAAAATAAAAGTGGAAAAGTTATTGGTTAGCTAACATACCGCCGCCAAATCCGAACAACAAGTACAAGAGCCAGTACGTGGCCATAGATGCAATAAATGTAAACAACATGGTTACTGGAATGCTACCGGATACTTCAATTTCATTATCAAACGCATCTTTAACCGCAATACTGAAAACCACAATGATCATATTCGCCATGGCATTCAAGACAAAGGCCATGGGAATAGTTGTTGCGCGTAGATGGTGAAATAAGGACTTCATTTGTTCTTATGTATAGAAAGAAAGAAATGTGGGTTATTCTCTCCACTATCCTGCTCCTACTTATCTTGTTCTTCGTGTTCAAGAAAGTAAAGATACCTTGCAAGAATACTTTACCCTGGTGGAACTTATTGAATTCCTTAAACCATGCCAATGTTATTCACCTGGTGACGAATCTCGCTGCCATGTTGTTGTTGTTCCCCGAAGAAAAGCGCTACGGAAGTATTGAATACTTGATTGTGACGCTAATTCTCCTGGTCTTGACTGCCTTACTGGAAAGTTTGATTGGTATTTGGCAACCTAAATGTGTTGTAGGCTTTAGCGGTGTTATTTATGGTCTCCTGGGATATTACTTGGTCAGAGGACGCTTTAACTGGGGAATGTTGGGCGCCTTCTTATTAACTATCATCTACCCTATCTTCATGGGTGGGTCGAAAGTTGCATGGCTAGAACATCTTTTGGGGTTTGCGCTGGGCCTGGGGATAGGAGCCATCAGCCGCTTTGCTCTAAAGCTCCCACGTAAGCTTACTGTATCTAAACCATCAACCGTAAACCAAAAAGTCTTTGGCTTTGCGTAAAAAAAAAAAGTTTTTTATAAAGAAAAAAAAACACCCACATACATGCCTCCCAAACGATGCCCACCAGGTTGCACCAAAGTTACCTCCAAGAAGACTCGTAAGAGCCCCAAGAAGACTCGTAAGAGTCCCAAGAAGACCCGTAAGAGTCCCAAGAAGACCCGCAAGAGCCCCAAGAAGACCCGTAAGAGTCCCAAGAAGACCCGTAAGAGCCCCAAGAAGACCCGTAAGAGTCACAAGAACCCTTGGATTGAAGCTGTGACAAAAGCTCGTAAAGAATTAGGCATCACTGGATTCGCCCCAGTTAAAAAGGGATCTGAACTGTATAAGTTAGCTAAGAAATATCATCAATCTTGAAGAAGGCTTCGTGCCACGAAAAAAAAAAATATTAACATAATAATAAACTTTCAACACCTATACCCATGCCAAGATCTAAGTCTCCCAAAAGAAAGAATTCTAAATCTCCCAAAAGAAAGAATTCTAAATCTCCCAAGAGAAAGGGGTCCAAAAAGAGATCCAAGTCTCCCAAGTCTCCCAAGTCCAGCAGAAGCATTGCCCCCAAAGGTTACCGAACGTTTGTGAGGGTAGTTGATGGTGAATCGCGGGGTCGTTATAAGATCAAAAAGAATCAGAAACCAACCACTGCCGCTAAGCGTGCTTACAGCAAAGCGTGCGGTAAGGCTAAAACATGTCCCGCAACAGTTATAACTGTGCGAGATACCACCAAAGGAGGCAAATTGCATGGCAAAGAATACAAAATCCAGGCTAAAAAGGTTAATGGTAAAATTAAAATGGGTAAACAACGTAAGCCCTCTTCTTACAACAAGTTTATGGCGAAATTCGTAAAAAACGAGCGACGCCCAAACGAAAGTCACCAAATGGTATTTTATCGTGGTGCCAAAGCTTGGAGGCAACGCAAGAAGTTGCGCAAGGCCGCCGGTCTCAGCAAGTAAAAACTCAGAGAATTATGTGTCTGAAAATATTCTAGAGTTTTATAGCAAAGTAAAATAAACAAATATGGATCCTCAAACTCAAAGCTCTCTTTTGCACGCCCTCCGTGTGCTGGCCAGTATCAACAAGCAAGATCGCATTGGCACCCAAGGCAGTATTTACCTAGAATCTGGGAACAGTCTGATGGTAGCGCTCTCACGTTGGTATTATGGTGAATCACGGACTACAAACTTTGAAATGATTGAAAAAATCTTGAAAGATGCATTAGATTTATGTGAAAAACTCTTGGAGAACCGGGAAATGCTCTTGAAGAACAATGCTCAGGACCTCACGCTCTTGGAGAACTCCCAACTCTTGACACGGTTTCAGGCGGAGATTAAAGGTGCACTTATGGGCACTGCCAACTTGGCGACGACGTATGCCGATGATGCTAGCGCTGTAGCCCGGCTCTTTACTATGAACCAGACCGCACGCAACCACTTGCAACGCATTAGCTTGCACTTCCAGAAACTAGTAGAACCACCAAATGAAGAATAATAATCTTGAATTAACATCAAAAAAAATGTCATTTTCTGAGTGCAAGCCGGTTAATGCTGGCGTCATCAATGCTTGTCAAGTCAACGTGGCTAATAACTTACGTGTGCGTGGTAATACACAACTATGTGGTGATGTAACAAACTGTGAAGGTGAACCATTATATTCATGGTTTATAGAAGCTGCCACGGGTCCCACAGGACCACCGATTAGTGGACCTATTGAGGTTTTAAATCGTGATACCGTCCGTATCTACAGTAATTCACTTGATATTAATACAACCCCGGGCAGTGTTTTGGTTGATATTGAATTGCCTACTGGTATGGCATCTACAGGACCCACGGGTATAACAGGAGCCACGGGTGAGGATGGCCTTGACGGTGCCACGGGTGCCACGGGCGCCACAGGAACTGCGGGTAAGAATGGTCTCAATGGTGCCACAGGTCCAACAGGTTTAGGTCTAGAATGTGTAAGTCTTGTTACCGTTGGTGCCACTAGTGCATCGGCTCCGATTTTGATACCCACAGGGGCCGCCTGTCATGTTCGTTCAATTATTGTTGGTAGAGATTCTACCTTAGTGGATGCTGCAAGCTGGGTTCAAGATTGTTTATTTACAGCAGATGGACTTGGTGCCGTCACAGCTGTCGGTCCATGTGTGACTAGTTTTTATTCTGCCACACCCGGTGCCACAGGATGGACAGGAACAATTGGACCAAATGCCAAGTTTCAAGTAGAAGGATCTGTAGCAGGCGTAACTGGAGCTAGTATTCGTTGGACGATTTGTTATGAGCGGGTTTGTGCGCCTTGAATTGCTTTGCCAATGACATAAAGCAATATAATTAGTCCCCCACACAATAAGGCGATACCTGGACCTGCTAAATTCCAATTAAAGCTACTAACATCTTTCTTAAGACCAACTGTTGGTGGCATAACATCCAAGATACGATAGCCAGGTCCAACAATCGTACCGTAAAGTTCATCATCATCCCACAGTTCTAGAGAATCAGGATTAGCTACATTTAAGGTCCATCCACCGTCTACCTCACCAGGGTTTAAGCTAACAGTTAGTACACGTCCTTCCAATGGACTCAGGTCCTGAAATTGCTCTGACGATAAGGTCCATTCGCCTTGACGATAAATGTAAACTTGCACAGTGTCTGGCTGCACCCAAATATCTCCGTCTTCCGGACCTGTGACAGGGTCATCCATATCCACGTAAACCTCTGGTCTCTCCAACCATTCCGGTATATCTGTTACCAAGGGTGCCGGGTCAGGTACATAATCAAAATATTCACTCTGGCTGGGTGCATCCGGTTCTTCCCGGTAGGTAAAGCCCCCACAGGTCTCTTGAGTATCACATGTAGACGCAGTATAGTTATAGGTTTGTTTTTCTTCTGTAGATGTAGGTGGATAATCCAATGTCGCATAACTGTAGATTAATAAGCGCTTCACCGTACCGGTTGAAGCCCACCATACGAGCAGAGCACCACCCGCCCACAGTAGAGGTACAAGAGCTGCAATTATAAATTTAAGCAACTTGAACAGCGGCGGCAGGATAAAGATTAACATAGCCACTCCAATAATTAAGATACCCGCAATCACAAAGCCCCACCAATCCCAAACATTTTCCGTAGCTGTGGCTCTGGAACTCTGAGCTACATAGGTTTGTAAGTCTTGCATTGCTTGAAATTCATTCCCAGAGAGGCCCACACAATTCATATATATATCAACTATAGCTCTCTGTGACACGTTGGAGAGTTTTACGTCCCCTCCCACTATATGAATAGAGATAGCTTGTTGAGTAGTGCTAGTCACATTACAGACCTGTTCCACTGTAGAATTTAGACTAAGGCCAGCAGATAAGTAAGATCGTAACACATTTTCTGCATCTGCCCACTGGTACCAAGGTAAGTTTTGCGTGGCATCCTTACCTATCTCTATAATTTCTTGGGCAATTTCTGCTTGGTAGGCCTCGGTGTTGAAGGCTTGAAAGAATTCTTGCACATTCAGATTAACCTGTATGGTTTGATCGATGTCCCGCAGGTCCACGTCACCCCCAATGTCACCAACGTCAATGAATTGTATGTGATTACTTGTCACAGTTGCGGAAGTTAAAATATTGGAACCTATCTTTGTGTAGACATTAATGGTTTCTTCGAGAACATCGAACTCCGTCATGCTTGTTTCTTCTTTATTACAATCCTGTAGATTATATACACTACGCCCACCAAAGCCATAATACCCCCAACCACACTTAAGATCAGAACCGTGGTGGTATCCAGCCCTCCCGAGGTTTGATGACACACATCTTGGCACTCTCTTAGACTAGTGTAGCAATTATCGCCGGAGCAAATAGCTTCTTGACATAGGCCATTGCGATCACAGTACCATCCTTGACGAGCTTCACACTTACCATCACAATTAGACGTAGTGTAACAACCATCATCTCCTACCTCACACTCTGTTCGCCTACAATCACCACTTATACACATGTAAGTGTTTTGTTCATTAAAATCACACTTGACATCCTGGGTCAGGTTGTCAATAACCACACTGCCCCCAATATCATTCACAACTTGAATAATTGACCTACAGGCATTTGGACATTCTTCAATCTCTTGCAGGGTGGAAGGAACATGATACCTATCCGGGTTTCTACAAGGTTCCCACCAACACGCATCACTACCCCATTGTCCACCTTGAATTACTTGATAGGTCGAGTCATTCTCACGATTAAGACATCGACACTCTTCCAAATTGGGTTGTGGGTTACGGTTACAGATATAGTTACCCACATCGTCTTTTTTGATATCACTCAAGCTTGAGTACCACAATTGACATGTAGGTTCTGTATAAATCCTAGTTTTATCTTGTCCCGGATCTACTTCCCCACATACAGCACGCATAACCAAGTAAGCATCATCTCCATCCGCTTGAAAATTTTGCAACCAGTTATCCCGTTGTTGTATAGTATCAATACGATTAAGATCATACGTACAGAACAACGTTTTAGCGCCACCACCAGGATTTGGCCAACCATCCCTGAAAGCGGCACTTCCTTCAATGTATGAAGGTAACCCTGCCTCGGAAAATCCTACAGACTCTCTACATTGGTCTTCATTAGGTGGTGTACATCTAGAACCAGAATATTGCCAATCTGTGTACGTCCCCGACCAACGACAGGGTGTACCATACGTATGATTCTCCCATTCGGTTTCCCACCCGCCGGTCTGAGCACCAACTCCAGTTACTTCTTCAGTCATGTTGTTTTTTAATATTATTTTTACTTTTTCCCAAGTTCCAAAAATGCAAAAACAAGAAACCCCACTAGAGCTACTCCCAGGGAAATAATGCCTATGATTAAGCCAAGATTATCCGATCCTGAACTGGTTTCCGTGGTAGGACATTTTTGTTGACACAGAGTTTGATTTTCATGTTCTCCCATTTGATCTAAGCGACAGTCCCCGGAGACACAAGCATAACGAGAGGAGCAAGCCCCACCACAGTTAGAGTATGCATAACAGTTCGGTTCTCCCAAGTCACATCCAACTTGCTGACACAGGCCGTCGAGACAGCGGTATCGACTCTCATACGCCGCCTGACAGGTTCTCTCACATTCACTCTGAGATGCGAAACAATTCGTATCACATTCAGCGCAAATACCGGGCTTACAATCGGCTTGAATACAGTGACCACCCAAACAAGAATAGGTCGAGCCTTGTACTAGGTCCCCAAAGTCACAATCCACGGTCTGAGTAACGTTGGAAATATCTACATCACCCTCAACATCCGCAATAATGTTGACAGCGGTTTCACAAATATCTGGGCATACTGTAGAATCAATGTCCGAAGGAATCCAGGCACGATTAGCATTCTTACAGGGCCAATACCAACAACCAGGGTTCGCCGCCAGAGAATCCACCAACAAGGTGTATAAGGGGTCCAAGCTACGGTCAATACATTTACATTCTTCCAGGGGTTCCGTTGCCGGTGAAGAATTCCGACAAACCGTGGTGCCAATGGCGTTCGCATAGCCTGGCCTGCGGCGACTAACATCATTCAACCAAGTCCGACATCGATTACCGTCCGGAGTAGCCTGAAAAAACCTCGAACACTTGGGCATCGTTCTCCCAGATCCATCGGCCGACAGGAGGCACCCAGAGTCTTGGACCTGGGAACAATAAGAGGTCATTAAACGATCTTCATTCTCTTGTGTTAGGTTGATATTTTTGTTGCGCAACTCTTGCATCTGAGCTTCCGTATTAATTTTACGCACATCATAAGCGCAGAATAATGTTTTTGTCGTTTGACCTTCAGACTGACTGGTCCCCGTAAAATAGGCATCAAATAAGGCATCATCTCTCTCACCCAACTCGCAAAATGGGCGATCTGGCAGTGCACAATCCCAATAACTACTACCTATACCATAGGTGTGTCGCTTGACAGGCCATTCTATAAATTCAGCATTATTGTAATTACGATGTGTTGGACATGGATTTTGTTCATCCACTCTCCAGAAATCAGTGTTATTAGGTTTAGTACTATGCTGGCAATAATGATTCCGCTGTGTAAAACTACCAGTAACCACTTTATTATCTGGGATATCTACATCCGGGGTCCGATACGTACAATCAGTCATTTTTTTTTACGGTTTTACTATGTAACGCAAGATAATGAATACAATTACTCCCAAGAGTAAAGCCGCACCCAAAATCGCCAACACCACGATATAGATTTTGGGCGTACCAGCAGGATTACCGCACGCTTCTTGACATTGTCCCAACGTACCATAGCACGTCTCTTCATTAATATTGCATGTACTTAGGGAACATTGACCTCCAGAACAGCGATAATTCGATGAACATGCCCCACCACAAGTATCCGTGGGAAAACAATTATCTTCACCTACCCCACAGGTCCCTTGTTGACAGATACCTTCTATGCACCTAAAGTTTGTGGCATTACACTCTTTTTCACAATCGTCACTAGCGTAACAATTAACATCAAGCCCTAGAAGACACGAAGATTCTTGACACAGACCATTCTGACAACTGTAAGTCGTATCTACCAAGTCACTAAAATCACAACTCACATTCTGTACAATGTTGTCTAGGTTCACATCGCCTTCGACGTCTCCAACGACCTGGACCACAGCTTGACAAATATCCGGACAAGACGTTGTATCAATGTCTGGTGGAATCCATGCATGAGTAGCATTCTTACACGGTCGGTACCAACACCCAGGATTACTCTCGACACCTTGAGCTTCCAGACCCTCTGCTACGGCTAAGTAATCTTCGTCTTGCCCACGTTCATAACAAGCACACTCATCCAAATCACCATGAGCCGCACATAAATTCTCCACAACCTGTTCTGCGCGAATTGGATCACGGTCATATAGGTCACCCCACCATAACATGCAAGGGCTCATGGACTGATAATATCCAGAACATTGGGCCATGGCTTCTGGCTTCAGACCTGCGGTTAATTCACAACCTTCTGTGCGCAACTGGGCGCATTGTTCTTCCATAAAGTCATCATATTCTTCTTGATTCATTTTTTTTTTCCTTTTATTTCTTGTTTCAACTTTTTATGTGATAAGGCAAAGGGTATAAAAATGTTGGCAACAAAATTAAACAAAATGTCATCTCTCACTGATTGTAAATCTGCTCATTTTCAAACGGTTACGGCCTGTCAGATAAGGGCCGGTCAATTTCTTACCAGCGACGGCAAAGAAGTAGGTACTTTTACAGTGGAGGGTACCACAGGTCAAAGTGTAGCTGTCGGTCCAGGTGATACTCTTCAATTTGAATCTGACACCTTGGACATTAATGTACAACCGGGAAGCGCTAAAGTCATTATTAATCAGGCGGCTGGACCTTTTATTATCCGGGGCGGCCTGTCAGAATCAGATTTTTATAATGCAGGAGACGCTAGATGGTATACTTTCTCAGCCACCAGTACATCAATTAGCGACACGATTAATACGGCCTTAGCACCTCTCCCCGAATCAGATACTCCCGAGGGTATTGGTCATTTAACAGTTCCATTTCCTTTAACTAAAGTGACCATCGTAGGATCTATCAGTTATTTTGGAACTCCTGAGGTATATGATCGTATTTTGGTGCGAGTATTCGACAAACAATACTTGCCTCTAAGCGACATTGTGGAATATAAGTTTGATAGCACACCAGTTGGTCAACCGAGAAGTTTCATGTTTACAGTCCCTTTAAGCACACCTCTGCCTGCTGTAACACCGTTCTACGTTGGATTTCAACAAGGTCCCACCGGGGCAAGTTGGACTTATGTAATCCATGTTTATGCTTAAAGTTTGACTACATTAACTTTATAATGTTTACTATATCATTAAAACAAAGACAATGTCACCTATATTCTTGGGAATCTTACTGTATTTTATCGGTGTAGCCGCGGTTATTGGTATAACCTTTGCTTTTGGTGAAGGTCTCAGATCTACGGGAGATAAACCAGGCAAAAACACAGGGAATAATGGAAATAGTGACAACACAACTACAGGGAACACTGGGACCAATGGAAATAGTGACAAAACAACTACAGGGAACACTGGGACCAATGGGAACACGGAGACTACAGAGACCAATGGCAACCAGGGGACACCAAATACCATTGTTTTTGAGGGCGTACAGTACAGTGGTTGGGCCGACTTCCAAGAAAGGTTTTTTGACCAGAATGTCTGTTATAGTACCAGCACTTTAGAATTGGGTGGAGAGTTGGGTGGACAATGGGTTGCTGCGGAATGTAAAGCGGGTGGAGGTACCTTAGAGATGCAAATCTACGACTATGTACCCCAGACTCGAGAATTAATGCTTAATGGTGAACCAGTAGCTCAAGTATTCCAAGATATCGCGAATGAAACTTTACAGTGGGATTTTTACATAAGTCCGGACGACGGTGGTACTTCAACCAGGTACTTGCCCAATGACCGCGGTGCCTATGATATCCAAGGTCGCGGTATTTTAGACCCCAGTGCGCTTGGGACATTATTAATGCCCTTATCGTGTGTTGCCGAATAATTTCTTTTTTTTCCAATTTTTAGATGGGCAACAATACTTCCAAGCCCGAAATTGAGCTTAGACTCTGGGGACATGTGGATTCCCCGGAAGTTCAAGTGTGGGAGAGACGTCATTTACATGGACCATATGCTCACTGGCTATGTGCACATCAACCACGCATTGTGTACGTTCCGGATACACTTACGCGTCAAAATGGATCCTTACGTCGCTCTGGCCCTCTCTTTAATCCTGGTAAGTCTACTGGCGTCTGGTCTGGTCATCAAATGGGCCAGGGAGAGGCACGTTCACGAAGAGCTCACGCCAATCTTGATGACTACTATTACAAAGTGGGACAATGATACTGGACCTTCCGGACATTCTCCAAGAAGTTCTCCTCTACGTGGATCTTTGCGATGCCAGACAACTTCTTCTACTGTGTAAAGGACAGGACGTAAACTTACGCAGCATTTACAGGCGATTAACTTGGATATGGATAAAACCATATTATCCAAAATACATCCCCATTTATAATTTGCCTTTCAGTATACGTAGAGATATATATGAAAGAAAGGATCATGGTGCACATTTTAAGGGTCCAGCCAAAGTTTGGTGGAATGTAAGTTTTGAGGAGGAAGATTTTATTATGGGAGCCACGCTCTTCAATGAGACCACTGGTTCCATTTACAGATTTTACGTTAAACAACCACAGAAGAGTCTTGTTTATTGGTCTGATTCCGGAGCATCACAAGCTTGACGAACGTTGGGCTCGGGAACTTCGCGACCTTTGGGGCTTCCAGGACCTTTGGGAGCTTCCAGGACCTCTTCGGAAAGATCATAGATCCGCTTTTCACGCTTGGCGTACTGTACATAGGTACACCTAGCATCGCTCGTGGGAACTTGTAAGCGCGCACCATAGAGGGTAATAAATTCCGGCAATTTTTCGTCAGCCGGGACCTTCCAGACCACAGACAAGTGTTCTTTACCCAGTTCATCCGTGTAGTATCCAATATCCGCACCTGAAATCTTCTTCTCTTCTTCCAATTTCCACTCTTCCGGTGGATCCATGGCCATGCTGCTAGAACTTCCATGACACCATCGTGTCTCCAGATGCGATGGAGTCTTATAATCCACGCCAGCTTGCAGATCGAAGAAACGGGCAAACTCTTCTGGATCAACTCGGTACTTGGAACTTGGGCCTTCAAAGAAATGGTGTTGACGGATGATGTGCGGCAGCAAAGACCCCCACTTCATATACTTACCATCTCTTTCCACAAGAATATCATCGGCACCATATTCGTATCCGTAGTACTTCTTGTCCTCTGAAATCTGAAAAGGGCAACGGTGCGAACCACCCCAGGAGAATTGGGTAACCGTAAAGGGACCCACTGGAGCTTGAATTACCCGTTGCAAGCACCAACCGTCCGCACATACAATAAGACCTTGGGGTAAAATAAAATCATCCAAACTTGGTTGATCAGCAGCTTTCCCAAACAGCTTAGACATCATTGCAATTATGCTAGACCAATGCATTGGGTTGCGCGCTTGGCGACATCGAATCTGTAAATCTTCCATAAAATCCGCCAGTTGATCATGCGTCAAACCCAGAGACTCCAAAGTCTTGGTATCCGCATCAATCACAGCTTTCAGAGATTCTTCGGATCCCAGCATTGGCGTTTCCGTTAAGCGACAACGGTCTTCAACTACCTGAACATCCTTGACTTCTGACAACTTGGTGGTACACGGCATGATTTCACAAAAAAAGTAACATACAGTCCGAGACCGAACCTTTATTATTTGACCTACGTTTATCTGGAAATTTCACAAGGTGCCAGGTCCATAAATTGTTTTGCCAGGTCTTCTCTCGAAATAAATGTTGGTGATTCACCAATAGCTATTTGATCCACAATTACACCCCTCGCTTCTTCTGCTGTCAGCTTTGAACACCACTTGGATCTAGTTCATCACATGGTTTCTTTCCCCTGAGCCGCATAGTATATTGCTGGTGCATTTTTTTGGCATCGATGGATTTTCCTGGATTTAAACTTTTAGCATCCATGCAGCCACACACATACAGTAAGGCCTCGTGACGTTCACATATCTCAGAACCTTTAGGATATTCGTTCTTAAGAATGCCAGTAATCAAGACCCTAAAATAGTTTTGTACCGTCTGTCGCCCCTGAAAGGTCATATCTTCCGGAAAATTTAACGTTACCACCTTCTTCCTTTTTATCTCCATTGCATTCTTTAACCAGCCTTGCACAGTATGGCTCAAGTGTGAATCCACACCAGGCAAACCAAAAAATACTGAAGGCTCCTTAACTTCCTCCAGTGGCTCAAATTGTTTTAGTTCATTCCATATTTCCTGACATCTGAGCCACTCTCGGGTGCGCGTTAAAGGTTTCCATATATCTTTATCATACACTTTTTTAAAGTCTTGCACCAACTTGTTATATACCTCTTTTTGTTCCTTTTTGACAGTTGCTGCTACTTGACGCAACTGTTCTTCAAACTCAGGATGTTCCCACGGATCAGATATGGTAAAAAGATAATAATCCAGGTGGGAATACCTGACCACCGATAGCTCCCGCGGAAGCTCTGTGTAAAAGAATAACTTGAACTTAGGAGCCAAGCGCCGCCACGTTGTCAGGAACTCAACACATGAGGTCCAAACGCGCCCTGCCGGTTCTAATGTGCTTAGGTTCATACTGTATAATGTCTTATTCAACTCTACTCGTTGTTTCTTATAATCTTTAGCCTCCTGAACGTATTGTTCATTAAATTTGCTCAAGGCCGCAGCAACTTGAGACCAACCATCTAAAGTTTGGGCCATTGGTAACAAGCGACCAATGCTTGTCAGTAAGTCAGTAAAACCTTTGGCCTTAAGATCTTCCGCACTCTTAATGTCATTACCTTTGCTGTCAAGGTTGTAGATCTGTGGTAACGCAGGGAAACGTGGCGCTAATACAGAGGCTTTAATTGCCGGCCAAGCTTCCCTACCTTTATCACACTCTTTTGCCGGACAAGTTTTCTTCCCATGCGCATCTTCTATACGTTTTTTAAAGTACCACTCATCATCTTGGTCCTTATAAGCACACTCTGGACACTGTTTCACAGATTTATCCAACACATGAAGCTTACCCTCAAATCGCACTGCGCATTTAGGACATTTCCAATCGGTAACCGGATCTCCCTTCCAATCTGTACCCGGATCTCCAGGGGGTAGCTCTTCCCATTCTTTATCCTTTGTCCATCGGCCTTTGCGGAAAGGGACAAGTCGACAACCTTTGTCTTTTTTCTTACATCCCACCCGTATACCGCATTCGGGACAGGTTCCATCTGGTAATTTACGGATCGTTAGCCACTTTTTACCTTTTTTCACCGCACAAGATGGGCATGATGATCCTTTTTTCGGTAATTCAATGATTTCGAATGTGTTGGGTTGCTTTCCAGGTACACCAACTTTACACATCTCACGTTCGGGCTTCTTGAAGAACTCTTTATACCACTTGGTTTCTTTGAGTTTTTTAGGTGCTTCCTTTGGTTTGGTTTTTGCAATGCCTGGTTGTCCAGGAGCACCAGGAGGTCCAGGAGGCCCAGGTGGTCCAGGAGCACCAGGAGCACCAGGTGGTCCAGGTGGTCCAGGTGGAGGAGGCCCAGGCGGTCCAAGGGGTCCAGGTGGAGGAGGTTGGGACGGTGGGCCTGGAGGTGGAGGTCCAGGGGTTTTAGGTGGAGGGGGTCCTTGGTCTGATGGGGGTGGTGGTAAAGTTTCTATCGGCACCTTTCTCGCCGTCTCAAATGCTTGCATATGTAACTGAAGCTCTGGACGTTTGGACTTGAGTTCGTCTAAGACCAAACTAAACTCTGATGGGGGTGGTGGTGAAGTTTCTATCGGGACCTTTCTCGCCGTCTCAAACTGAAGCTCTGGACGTTTGGACTTGAGTTCATCTACGCTTAACAAGTCACGTTTAGATACCTGGAAGCCGGGAACCTGTTCAGCTAATATCGCCTCAATATCTTCTGGGTTTTCTTTTAATTCATCAGCTAGCTTGCGATAAGCCTCAAGGTAGGCTGCTCTCGCTTTATCCAAAATGTTATCATCTTCTGGACTAGTTTCCTTAGGCTTGCGTCCCAAAAATAAATCGCGCAACCGATCCTTTTGATGCCATCCGAGCATTCCCACCATACCCAAGCCAGCCGCAAGTGCAGCTACTGCTGTGTACTTTCGGGGGTTCGGAAAAGCTTGACGCAACGTCTTATACAACACATCATCTACATCCAGGCGTGTAAAGCCATCCACACGATTGGGTTGTCCCAAGTAGACTAAGTAACACTTCTTGTTATGTACAAACTTTTGAATCGGGCTATGCTTACGCCCCTGCACTTGCTTCAACGACTTGTACTCTAAGGCTTTACCAATGTTGCGCAGCAAGGCCCGCACGGCGCTTCTTCGATTAACCTCTACAGGCTTTATGAAAACTTGATCTTTCCACAAGACCACTTGCGTATGTTTGCGTGGACATGTCATTCGTGTTTTTTATTGCACAAAACATATAAAAACATAAATCCACAAGTCCAGATCATCACAAAGGAGAGAATATCTAATTATCTTGATGAACTAACTGGTGGACACTGACAACGACGTAAATCATCATACCCAACATGGGTAAATAAAACAACAATAACTTCAACCACTTCATAATTGCCCGTACAGCTCTAAAAGAAGCAGTCAGTCTCAGTTCAGGTAATAACCTTTTATTTATTAATCAAGGTGGTGACATGGAGAACTTGGCCTCGCTGACAACCATATATATGTCTTCCCATGGCTTGGAAGAGATTGATAAGTGTACAATGATCAACATCATCCAACAATATTTACGAACCCAATTTAAAAAGAGCTTGGAAGGTACAGCATGCTAAGCTTAAAAGTCTTCATCCAGCTTAAATTCCACATGTTTGGACTTTTGGTACTGTGACACGCGGCTTTCAAAAAAGTTCGTGACACCACGCAGAGAGATCGAATCCATCCAAGGAAATGGATTCGTAACTTGATACAGCTTGGGATACCCAAGACCCACCAACAAACGATCAGCAACGAACTGAATGTATTGCAACATCATGGAGGCATTCATCCCAATCAGGCTTACCGGTAGAGCACGGGTAGTAAAGTCGGTTTCAATAGCCACGGCTTCGCCAACGATCTGATGCACCAGCTCGGTAGATAACTTGTTCTGGATGTACTTTGTATACAAGAGCGTGGCAAAATCACAATGTAAGGCTTCGTCACGGCTAATCAATTCGTTCGAAAACGTTAGACCCGGCATCACACCACGCTTCTTCAACCAGTAGATAGCACAAAAAGAACCTGAGAAGAATAAGCCTTCAACACACGCGAAGGCCAAGAGGCGCTGGGCAAACGGTAAATTGGAAGCCATCCATTGCAAGGCCCATTTAGCCTTCCTTTGCACCGCAGGAATGGTGTGCATCGCTTCAAACAAATGCTTCTTCTCTTTCGCATCTTCGATGTACGTATCGATCAACAGACTATACGTCTCAGAGTGCACATTTTCCATCATCAGCTGAAAACCGTAGAAGGCTCGGACTTCAGGAATTTGGATCTCTTGCATAAAGTTTTGGGCTAAATTCTCCAGAACAATACCATCCGAGGCCGCAAAAAAAGCCAGTACCATCTTGATAAAGTGTTGCTCGTCCGACGTTAGACGCTTCCAATCCTGAATGTCCTGGGCAAAGTTGATTTCTTCCGCGGTCCAGAAGCTAGCCATATGCTTCTTGTACATCTCCCAAATCGCTGGATGACGAATGGGAAACATAACATAACGGTTGGGGTTTTCACGCAACAAAGGTTCCATGGATGGAGGGTTGATGATTTTTTTTTAAAGTGGATCTAATAAAAAAGAAATACCCGACAATGTCAACCACAGCCAAATGTACCAGCTGCCCCAACAAAACCGCATGTAAGGTCGCACCCTATTATGGCCAAGCTCGTGTTACTGCCTCTGACAAATGCATGTGTACATGGCCTCGATGGGGTGCCTATGGAGGTTACGGAAGCCAACAAACACAGGGATGGGGGTGCCAGAAATGCATGACTTGCGTGCCGCCTTATGTGCCTACAAACCTGGCCCCATGTGTCAGTTCGCCATACCCGACTTTGTCCAAATTCAGAATTGGTTGGCCGCCAAAGTTCAGAATTCCTATGAAATCTTGTAGACCAGGATCTTGGCAGGCGTCTCAACAACTAGAGGCCCTTGCGCCTGTTACGTATTAAAAATCCGGTCATAAAGTTTCGACTTTAATACATGCCAAAGCGCCCGTTGGAATTGTTAAAGAACGTCAAGCATCGCAAGCTGCGAAAAATATGCCGAGATCGTCTGGAAAAGGCTACAATGGAGGATGACATCTTTGAACGTTCATCTGTTGCTTTTACCTTTGGTGACGACGGTACGCTTATGTTCCGGACCAGGTCATCTGAATTAACGCCAGCGTGCATCCAATGTTACATGAAGGACAACAAGGCTATTGATCGCAAGGCTTGCCGAAAGCATCACCATTGTCAAAGTTGTTATTATTCATTTACAAAACGCAAAATCTTAAAACAACACCTATTTCTTCATGCTGGTAAAAGACCCTACCAATGCCCCGCCTGCAACAAGTCATTTGCGAAAAATGGAAACTTAACTACACATTATCGTGTCCATTCCGGCGACAAGCCATACCAATGCCATGTATGCGGCAAGTCGTTTGCGCGAGGTGGAGGCTTAACTAGACACATGCGCGTTCATACCGGGGACAAGCCTTACCAATGTTCTCAATGCAGCAAGTCATTTAAGACATGGGGATCGTTAAATGTGCATCGCCTGACCCATTCTGGCGACAAGCCATACCAATGCCCCATATGCAGCAAGTCGTTTGCTAGCCGTGGAAATTTAACAATACACCACCGTACCCATTCCGGGTATAAACCCCACCAATGTCCACAATGCAACAAGTCATTTACGACAAACCGCGACTTAACGCGGCATCGCCGAACCCATTCTGGCGACAAGCCATACCAATGCCCCATATGCAGCAAGTCATTTAGGTACAGAGGACACTTAACTCCACATCTGTGGATTCATTCCGGCCATAAACCCCACAAATGTCCACAATGCAACAAGTCATTTACGACAAACAGCAGCTTAACCACACATCTCCGGATTCATTCTGGCGAGAAGCCCTACCAGTGCCCCATATGCAGTAAGTCATTTGCGTCAAATTCAAACTTACGAGCACATGAGCGTCGGCACGAAAAATCCAAGACTTGGACCAACGTTTGTCATATGGTGGAGTATGGAACGCAAGTGTACCAAGCTGGCCAAGGCAACCTGCAATGTGGTCAGCGGTTCAAGACCAAACATGGTCTCCAGTACCACATCCAGATTTGTCACACCAAAGAAGGCATCAAAAAGAAGTTTAAATCCGAGAAACAACTTGAAGCCTTCTTCAAGGATAAGGGTGTGGTCTTTCAACAGCAAGTTCATGTGTCCTGGAGTCAATGTCCACAGCTTCAATTGGGTGGTAAAGCCGCGCGTCCGGATTTCTTGGTCAACTTACCGGGTGTCAACGCCACAATTTTGGTCGGAAATGATGAGATGCGACACCGCCAGTACGCTTGCGACTTTAAGCGTACGATCAAATTGGCCGCAACTTTGACACCAAAGCACCCAACGTTGGTTTATGTGCGCTTTAACCCTCATTATTATTACCGTGGGGATTCTCTATACGATCAATCACTCAAAGAAGGACACAGAAGGATATGGGACATCTTGACGACCAAGTTAACGAACTTACAACCAGGACTTAACCTGATTTATGTCAACTACGATCAAGTGGAGACAGATGATCCCGAGTTGTGGAAAAGGTTAAAGCATTATGTTGAGGTTCAAGACGGTGATGAAAACTTTCAAAACCGCACACTACTTCAAGACTGTGTGGTTGGCGTTTATTAAAGCTGCCCACACAATTGAAAAAAAATATTTGTTTTAATTAAACACTAAATACAACAATGACTGAGACTTATGGAGATCACGAGAAGTACATGTCAAGTCTTTATACAGGTATTATTGTCTTTGCCAGTGTGCTAGTCTGGGGCGGCTTAATGCTCTTAGCCATCAAGAAACACTGGAAAGCTCGGGATAAAAATGGTGGAGGTACATTTGGTATTTTATTAGGTTTTGCGTTGCTTGCAGGTGCCGTGGCCTTTGGAGTCGCCATCTGGCTCATGAACCCTGATGGATCCGAAAAGGTCTGTGAAATACGTGACTCTGACTAAATTCGCCGGAACAAAAAACGGGGGGCCACCAGGATTTGAACCTGGGCCAGTGCGTCCCAAACACACGATGTTAAACCCCTACACTATGGCCCCAATTGGTCATTGATGTAGGTGCCAATAAGCCGTACCAAGCATGCAGGAAAGATGCCTAAGTATTTGATTTTGCTCTTGCACGCCGCAATGTAATGTCGCTGAACGGCTTGACGCGTAGGTGTAAAGAATATGCCACCGCCCCATTTGTTTTTGTGGCCCTTCTCCAGGTACATTTTCAGACCCTTGCGCCAAGTTAAAGTTACAGGTTCATTTTGTCCAACCACCTGTGGAGCATCATAACGCCACACAGTTAACGAACGTTTCGTAGAATGGATCAACTTTAAGTAACGCTGCGTGTACCGCGTGCGACAGTACACCCGAGATCCATAATGCGAAGAAACGTAGCTCTTCAATAAATATTCTTTCCATTCCTTCTTATCATTGACTTTTCTCTTGTTCATAACTTTCAACAATTCCTTACGACACTTTAACCATGCTGCGCTTTGGCTGCGCATATACGCATCAAAGTTAGGATAATCCTGACAAATACCCTTAACTACTACAACCTGTTCTGCTGGAGTCATGCGATCATGCCGTTGCACACCATATTGACGCACAATAAGATTCAGAACTAGATCAAGTTGTCGATAATAGTAACGGTTGTGATATTTGCGCTGTTGAGGGAATACCTCATTAACAAGCATGTGTTGAGTATGTCGACTCTTTCGCACATCTTTCCACACCCACATGAAGGCTTTTTTTCTCTCTTTTATGTTTATAATTCAGAACATTCATTTTTTTTTTATTCGTGACGTATACCAATACCTACAGGGAATCTAGGTTTCCCGTTAGCATACTTTTCTTGGTATCTTACAGTGTACAACTGTCCTTGAAAGTTTGACGGGTCCTTTTGATAAGCTTCCCATGCGGCTTGTCTCTCAGCATGGCTACCTCGAGGACGACACTGAAAGATTTCTCCCGTCGGAGTCTGTAAAGTCCAGATCAAGCAACCTTCTTCCTTGCCTTCACCTTCGGTAGCACCAGCAATCTTAAATTCTTCATCCGAAAACATCTTAAATTTGAGCAAGTCAGTGCTCCGGTGCTTGACCATGTAAGGGGATGCAATATTCCGCAACATAATACCCTCGTATCCGGCCTGTACATGCTCATCATGTTGACGCTTAATGGTAGGAGCTTGGTCCACGCGTTGACAGTTCACCAAGCACAGCAAAAGATGATTAGCCGGTACCAGAGCTTGTAGGAACTTGTAACGAGCCTGAAACGAAGTCTGAGGTTGTCCAGGAAAATATACATCAAAAATGTGATACTGAATATTTGGCGCCCGGTAAGGTCTCTTCTTGCGGTTACAAATCCCATTCAAGGTCCGGAACGGCATCTCGCGACTGTAAAGTTCACCATCCAAGATGAGGGGTTCCTGAATCTTCAAGTCCTGGATGGCTTCTATAATGCTCAAGAACTGTGGGAAGATCTTGTTATTTCGGGATTTTAGTTCCACTAAAGCTCCTGGTACACAATGTGCACAAGCCCTAACCCCATCTAACTTGGGTTGCGAGAAGCAGGGGAACTTGACATACTTGCATTTCGCCGGCCACTTGTGTGCCAACATTGGGTAAAACGCCACACTCTCTTTTTGTTTTTGCTCGGGTATGGCTTCGGTGTAACCTTGTTTGTTCACTTGATCTTGCCACATCTTGGCCGCATCTCGTTTAGCTTGTTCCAGGATTGTACCTTGACTCTTGGCGCGGCTAACTTTTTTTCGAGTCTGGATTAATTTACCATCTTTTTGACCGTAACGTTTCAGGATATACACATTTCCTTCTTCCATAATCTCTACCCAGACTTGCCACTGTCTAATAAGGCCCCGCTTACTCAGTGTATACAAGACAGGAAAGTCCTCCATTATAAAGAAAAGATGTTATCCCACAAACCGGAACATAAAGCACGAAAGTCAACCGGAACACACACTAAGTTAACCAACTCCCCGGTACCTATCCATACCTTACCGCGCTTGGAGGTAAAGTACCCTATGGGTTTTGAAAACCGCCGCCGCAGTGCAATATGTTTCCACAGCCTAGAAGACTTTCACTTTGCGGTTTACGGGCGTCGCCACAGTGCGCCGGATATACTTACAGCCACAAAAACGAAAGAAGCTTTGACTTCGCCGTATTCTTCATTGTCTTCTTTGTCGACGCCATCTTCTTCTTCTTCTTCTTGATGGGTTTTTTGCCCCATACCTTACCGCGCTTTTGGGCTGTAGCCTTCATCGAATCTTCAAGGTTACAAGGTGTATTATAATTGTAAATAGTACAGGGTTGTTGATACTTAGCCTGACAAATTTGTTGTTGTCCCATGTAGTAACAGCTCCTGGGACCCATACCCGTATACGAAAGGGCAAGAAGTTCAGAGTCCATGTGATTTTGTTTTTAATTTATAGAATAACATTTCCATCGTAACCAGGAGTAAAACCATATTACTGCTTGATCAAGGACTCTACATATGCTTTGTTTAACAACCTTCTGCCTTGAGTGGTAATGATCTGATCCTCAGGGGATATAACAACAACAGCTGGAATACCTCTGACTTTGCATAGCGCCTGTAATTCTTCTCTCACCACGCTACTAAACGGTATAGCCCAAAGATTACTCATCTTTGTACCAAAGTACCCATTGAAGGCGTCCTCTGATCTATCACATGATACAAAGATAAAATCAACCTTAGAACGGTCAACCTCTCCGGCTAGTTGATTAAGTTGTGGGGTGTAGGCCCTACATGGCGCACACCACGAAGCTGAAAAATAAAGAACTAACCATTTACCCTCCAAAGTTGAAGGTGTCAAAGTGAGCAGATTTGGTGCAGATAACAGGCCATGTCTAATGAAGCTGGTGCGATCAAGCATAAGAGAGAGAGAGAGTTTTTGACAAAAGTCGCGGAATAATAATGTCTACAACTGATTAAACACACACTTATTAATGATTTCCAGAAATTTTGGTAGAACTTGGACTGATACTAAAACCAATCCTCGATTAATCGTTGTCATTGCACCAGGAGCTGGTACAGTTTATAATAATCGTGCGTATAAACGTTTGGCTCGTACCTATGAGATCAAAATTATTGACGCGAAAAGCCGCAGCGCAGGTTTTGATTACCCCGGGGGATGGAGAGATAATAAATCCCTGGACTTAAAATCCAGTGATAGAAAAGGTCTTCTAGGTTTAGCTAATACTGTGGGAACCTATCTTATCAATCATCCACCAGCTGTTGTTATTTGCGGTTCACGGGGTTCCCAAGTAACCATTGGGCTTGTGTGGAAGCATTATTGGCGAGGCCCTACAATTTGTATAAATGCTGGACCACTTACCAGTCACACCATCATTCCAAAGGGCGTTTATCCAATCCTGGTCACTATGGAAAATGATTATTTTGATACCCAAGAGAGGACACAAGATAAGTTTGCGCCTTTAAGTCAGGTTGATGGTAAGAATGTATATCGCTTCGATGATGGTCACATGCCAAATTTATCCCGACCATCCAATTTTTTATTAAATGTTGTCGATTTAGCTTTAAAAAAACACAGCATGCCTTCTAGTACGGATTATAAGGTGACTACGTTACATGGGGTTGTTCCTAGGACTAAGACCAAAAAAAGAAAAAGACCACCCACCCCCACATATACTGTTCATAGTCGTCACAAAGCTACATGGTTACGTGAACACAATTCATCGGAGCGCAAAAACTTTACAGCCAAAGTAAAAAATGGTACTAAACTAGTAGTACTAGACCATGATGTCGATGAAAAAGGGTATGAAATGGTATTGGTCACAACACCAGACCATAAAACAATGGGCTGGATATACGCTATGAACATTAAAGAATTATCTTGATTAACTTTTGTCGTCGTTAACGTTCCGTCAACAACAAGATGAGGCCAACGCTTACGCACTTTACCTCCACAAAACAGGGAACTTCAGGCAGTATCAACTATTTGTTCGAAATTGGATTGAGTATGCCAAGGCACGCCAACAGTATGCGAACATGACCGCGGATGACTCTAATTAACCCAAACTTTGAGCAACTCTGGCAGCTTCGGAATGTGGACCAAGCGTGGACCAAGCGGTACCTCCGTCAGTGTTAGGCGGCCTTGTTTCGTTAGTTAACGGCTCTGTTAAAATAGCTTCGTCGTCGAGCCGGTGGAGACGGTGACTTTTAACAATCCATTCATTTCCAGGAATATACGTAGGATTATAATAACCCCGCCGAATGTGTTTGATGTACTGGTAATGCGTCTGGTAATTTGGGGGGTTCCGGTTGTTGCACATCTCGTAGGCATCCAACGAATTACCAGTGCGACCAGGGGCCAAAGTTTCCAGGAGTCCTTTCACATGTACTTCACACTTGCTCTGACCTTGACCCATTGGTGAATTGAGAAAAAAAAAAGTGGAACATCAATAAAAGATTCCATGTGGACTTTCAGATACGCAGATGGAAAATGGGAATGTAATCTTAAGCGTCGCCGATGTATAGGCCTAACTAAATCCGGTACCCAATGTTCTAGAACTACAGTCTTTACCCTCCCGTACTGCTGGCAACACTTACAATCCGATGGTCACTTAGTGATAGGCCCAACTACTTTGCGCGGCTTTAAATTCTTGGGTTTATTTGCTTGCGGTAAAACCTTTATGCCGGGTGAACGTATTATTGAATATGTTGGATCCAAGATTCGCAAGAAAACCTTCCGCAAGCGATACCCTGGGAAAAAAGAGGTTGCTCCTTACGCCATTGGCCTTTTAGATGCGGCTTGTGTGCGCGGCGCAGGATCCTTGGCAAACTCATGCGGCTCCCGAAAGTCTAGGTGTAACGCCAAGTATGAAGAAGTTAAAGGAGGTAAAGTGTATATTGTCGCCACCAAGAGCATCAAGAGCGGTCAAGAAATTCTCGTAGATTATGGTGAGGATTATTGGAAACGAGATAGTGTACATAAAAAACATAAGACCACCGCCAAAGGACAATCCTATAACAAATTAAAGTACACATGCCGTGCAGACCAACCCAAACGTAAAACCACGGCAAGACGTATTACCAGAAGTATGAAGAAACGTACGACGAGAAGTATGAAGAGATATTAATTTATGCACAAGGTTGTGGAATGCGCAAGACGTCAATAACAATTCGACAACTAGACTTTGGTTTCGATGAAAACAAAATCGATTGAAGATTTCAACATGGACGATCGGGACCGAGTTTGATGCTTGTATACGGAAGAGGTTTTGTTATTGATGGTTTGCCATTTCTGATAATTGTACAATATTTCCCGCAAATTGTTCGAAAATTTTGTGATTTTTGTTGAATACTTTTGTGGGCCATGTCAAAAAGGTGTCCTGCCGTAATTGTGGGGTTGTGCAATATCAACGAAAAAAACCATAAACTCCACGCAACACAATAACCAACGTGGGTATCTTCGGGCCCCTTTTGTGTCTCACTTAATTTTTGTGGTCGTAACATACTTGTAATATTGGTAATTGCTTCTTCTTGAATGCTACTTCCGTATTGGTTTCGAAGGTTTGTCCAAATTAAATTATAAATTTTCAGCTGATCCTTCACAACGGGCACCCCATATGGCTCAAATATCACAAGCTTGTGTTTTCCACCAAATGGTCGAAGGGCAACAGCATTGACATGACCAATTAGTCCACCCTCACTGTTTCGTGTTGGTAGCCATAAAAATAACCATGCATTATCAAACTCTACGCATGATCCTTCAACATTCTGAAGTTGAAGCAGGACCCTAAAATCCTTAATCTAGGGCTGGGACTAAATTGCCCTAAATGATATTTAGGAAAAAATTAAATTTTGCAAAAATTTTTCAAAATGTGTACCAGAATTTTTTTTTCGCGGCGGCAGCTCGCCTAATCCTTTAATATCATCAAGTTTAAACAGGGGAGCTGGTAAACCTTAGCATTACCGGGTATTTCAATCTGGCACAGGCTAACTTGCGTACTCCCAGATAAGTGCATTCAGTTCTCGAATCTGTAACGGCGATTCCGCGGTTATGCGATCCACCATGCAGCCGCAAGGACATGAAGGCAGTTTGCCATGAGTAATCTTGTCGAAAGATTCGTCAAATAAAAGAAATGTAAAGTCT